TTACGTTGGTAATGGTATGGAAGAATATTGTATATCACAAGGATTTGTATTAAAGAAAGGTGATTATAATAGTTTTAGATTAGATTTACAAAGTACACTTATTGACCCATATTTCTGGCCAGAGATAGAACAATACATTTAGTCTTTATTTTTTTTAATGGTTAATTATTATATTTAAACGTAAAAATTTTATATGGAAGAACGTAGTGAAATAAACCGAGCACTCATTGTTAGCGGTGGCGGTAGTAAGGGAGCCTTCGGTGGTGGTGTTGCACAATACCTAATAGAGGAAGAAAAAAAAGAATACGATTTATTAATCGGTACATCCACAGGTAGTTTACTAACACCATTTATCGCGATAAAAAAAATGGATACATTAAAAGAAGCTTATACTACGGTTACTCAGGATGATATATTTAAAATTAACCCCTTTAAAATCTTAAAAGATGATAATGGATCAACTAAGATTGGTATTAACTACCTTAATGTGTTATGGAATGTTCTTGTTAGACGTAAAAACGCTTTCGGTGACGCTTCAAATCTAAGGACATTGATTGATACGTTTATGACTGAACGTGATTTTGAAATTATTAAAGATTCTAATAAAGAAGTATTAGCCTGTGTTACTAATATGACATTGGCACAAACAGAATATAAATCAACAAATGAATATGGGTGGAAAGATTATGGTGATTGGATGTTGGCTTCTTCGACAGTACCCCCTTTTATGGAACACGTCACTAAAGGTGGTTACGACTATGCGGATGGTGGTATTTTAGAAAACATTCCCATACAAGAAGCTATTAACAGAGGGGCAACGGAAATTGACGTTATTATATTAAAAAAGGAACACGATTCATTAGCACCAGAAAGAATTAGGAATCCTTTTCATTACCTATTACGATCAATTGATTTGATGATGACAGAGATTGGTAGAGATGATATTCGTATAGCTAACCTTAAAGCTAAAATAAAAGGTGATGTTAAAATTAACTTTTATTATACACCAAGAAAACTAACCAACAACTCATTAGTCTTTAATAAAGAAGCCATGACAGAATGGTGGGATGAGGGGTATGAATCAGCCAAACAAAAATATTATAAATCATATGAATTAACTCGTAGGAAAAAACCTAGATTAGTTTATGACGGTGTGAGTAAATGGTTTAGTTAATATCATCACCATAGATATCTTTCTTTACGGTACATTTCTCTTTTATTAGTTTTTCTACGTATGCGAACATCTTAAGTCCATTCTTTTCACAATACTCTTTTAAAAGTTTATGGGTTTGTGGTGTTATTTTCAAGTTTTTATCCCTTTTCATATACTATAAATACTGTAAGTATGACAAAAGTATGATAAAATTCATACTATTTGTTGTTATATAACAATAAAATAAAATTTTTCAAAAAAACTCGCATATTTATAAATAAAGAATTACATAATATAATATAAAAAAATAAAATTAAATGGCATCAACAGATAGAATATTTGTAAGTCCAGGTGTTTTTACATCAGAGAAGGATTTAACATTCGTAACTAGACAAGTAGGGGTAACTACATTAGGGTTATTAGGAGAAACACCTAAAGGTCCAGCTTTTGAACCAGTCTTTATTTCTAATTACGATGAGTTTATTAGTTATTTTGGTGGGTTAAACGCTGAAAAATTTAAAGGTAATGGGTTTCAAAAATATGAACTCAATTACATTGCAAAATCATTTTTAACTCAAACAAACCAACTATGGGTAAGTAGGGTTTTAGGTTTGTCTGGTTATGACGCAGGAAATGCGTGGAGTATAACGTTGGATGCGGCACACGATCCAGCAACAGAAGCTAGTGGTTCTACAAGTTCGCCTAACCCACTTTTAAATTATACTGCAACAACCGCAGGGACTCCAATAACTATGGACTTTGTAGGTGACGCTAATTTACAAGCACTATATGATGCTGGTCAGATAACCCCATCATTTACATCTATTGGTTTATTGGATACGGGTAGTACAATATCAATTACCACACCAGCATATATAAAAGATGAAACAGCTTGTACTTTTAGTGGGGCTACTTTTGATATGGAAGTAATCGCAACGGGAACTACACCAGGGTTTGTAACTGGTACAACATCAGGTACTGTGGTATCATACACCGCTAGTTGTTATAGTGATATCGATGGTAGCGTGATTGCAACACTTAGATCGAGAGGGACATATAACGGAGCTGAACAATTAGTGTTTGATATTACTGGTTCTACAGACGTTGCGATGTTTAACACCTCAAACCTTCCAAGTGACTCATTAGCGTCCTTCCAAATTACAGGTACTACTAGTGCTGGGTTATCTATTGATTATGACGTTTCAATGGATAAAACATCTAAAAATTACTTACCTAAAGTATTCGGTAGTTCACCTCAAGATAAAGAGACTGAGTTATGGGTAGAAGAAATTTATGGTAATGTATTAGAAGACTTAATTACCAACGAAAAGGTAAGAGGGTTAGATATTGATTTTGTTAATATCGGTTCAACAACTACAGATAACTTAAATGATTATAAAGAAAAATGGTTATCGGCTTATTCACCTTGGGTTTTATCGGAACTTAAAGGTACAGGTGCAGGTTCCACATTACAAAGACTATTTAGGTTTATTACGATATCAGATGGTAATGCGGCGAACGATGACGTTAAATTCTCAATTATAAACATTAGACCAGATAACAAAACTTTTGATTTAATGATTAGAAACTTTAATGACACTGACGCTAATCCGTCAGTTGTAGAAAAATTCTCTAACTTATCTATGGATAGTACATCAAATGGTTACATAGCTAGAAAAATTGGTACTACTGATGGTGAATATCCGTTAAGAAGTAAATATATAATGGTTGAGTTGTACGATGAAAATGATCCAGATTTAAAGAATCATTTTCCAGCTGGATTCGAGGGTGTGTTAAATAGAACATATGTAGGTAGTAATCGTACCGCAATCGCACCAAAGATAGAATATAAAACTGCTTATTCTGAATTTACTACCTCTAAACTAAGAAAAACTTATTTAGGGTTAAATTCAACTATAGGTGTTGATCAAGACTTCTTCGATTATAAAGGTATAAAAAAAGTTAGTGTTGGTATTACCGATGCTAACGGTAAAAACACATATAGTGGTAGAACAGATGGGTTCCATTTAGATGTGAACTCAACTAGCGGTGTTATTGATGCGGGTGTTAACACATACACACCATCATTACAAGTTGGTGTATCAGCATTTACTACAGACAGTGGTTTAGTCGGTGGACCATATGAAAAATTAGCAGCTAGGAAATTTACATTCACACCTTTCGGTGGATATGATGGGTGGGATGAATATAGAACACAAAGAACAAACGGTGATAGTTACACTAAAACTGGTAGTAAAGGATCTGTAGGGTTCCAAAGTGGTTTGTTTGATACGTATGTTACTTCTGAGGGAGATGATGGTATTACTTCTGATTACTACGCATTCTTAGATGGTATTTATACATATAATAACCCAGAAGCGGTTAACATTAATGTATTCGCTTCACCAGGGTTAGATTTACAGAATCAAATTAGTTTAGTAGAGGGTGCTGTGGATATGGTTGAGGTTGATAGAGCAGATTCGCTTTATGTTATGACCACACCAGATGTTGATGCAGATAACGTAGCATTAACTGTCGGTGAGGCGGTTGACTTAGTAGAAGATTCGGGAATCGATTCAAACTATTCAGCTACATACTGGCCATGGTTACAGATGAATGATACAGAAAATAACAGATACGTATGGTTACCACCTACTGTTGAGGTTATGAGAAACATTGCACTGACAGATAACGTAGCGTTCCCTTGGTTCGCAGCAGCTGGTTTAAATAGAGGAACAACAAACGCAGTTAAAGCGAGAGTGAAACTTAGATTGGATGATAGAGATACTTTATATGAAGGAAGAATTAACCCAATGGCTACATTCTCTGATGTTGGTGTTGTAATCTTTGGTAACAAAACGTTACAAGTTAAAGAAACAGCTCTTAACAGAATTAATGTTAGAAGATTGTTGTTACAAGCTAGAAAACTTATATCAGCGGTTTCAATCAGATTGTTATTTGAACAAAATGATGAGGTTGTTAGAAATCAGTTCTTAAGTTTAGTTAATCCAATTTTGGATAACATTAGAAAGGAAAGAGGTTTAACAGACTTTAGGGTAACGTTGGATGATACTCCAGAATCAATTGATAGAAATGAGTTAAATGGTAGGGTATTTATCAAACCAACAAGATCGTTAGAATACATTAGTATCGAATTTAACATCACTAACACTGGTGCAAACTTTGATGATATCTAAAAATAAAATAAACAATTAATAATTAAACCCACTATATGTGGGTTTTTTTATTTCCAAGAATATTTATAAGAATATGAAAGTTAAACTTACCGAATCTCAATATAAATTATTAAAAGAATTTAAAAAAAGAGCTTACTCTTTTGATTGGGACGATAACATTCTTATGATGTCAACAAGAATTCATTTGGATTATAACGTTAATGGTTTAGCTTGGGTTCCAGTATCCGTATCAACAGAAGAATTTAGAAGTATTAGACATAAGTTAGGTACGGAGTTTAGATTTTTAAATGATAATGAGGGTGAATCATTTAAAGATTTTGAAGGATATGATGCTTTTATAAGTGACACTGAAGAAGCGTTAGATAGTCGTAGTTATGGACCTAGTTTTAATAAGTTTAAAGAGGCTTTAATTAGTGGTAGCGACTTCTCTATTATAACAGCTAGATCAAACCCGCCACGAGCGATTAAAGACGGTATAAAGTTAATTATTCGAAAATCTTTTAATTATGATGAACAAGAAGAGATGAAAAACAATTTAAATGGGGTAACAATAGACGAATATCTTAATTTACAAGATTACCACCCAGTTTCTTCAGAAGAGTTTATTAATAAATGGGGGTTGGATATAGATTCCACAAACCCAGAAGAGGGTAAGAAGATAGCGTTCGAAGATTTTGTCGATAGGGTTGTAGATAGAGTTAGTTCATATCAAGATACCGATGACTTTGAAGGTATTAGTATTGGGTTTAGTGATGATGATATCAGTAACGTTGAGGTTGTTGAAAAGTTAATAGAAGAAAAATTAAAACAAAAATATCCAGAGATAAGGTTTTTGGTGTACGATACTTCAGATCCACAGAACCCCAAAAAGAAAAGAATAATAATTAAGAAATGAAAACATTAAACGAAGAGATTAACAGAATTAAGTCCATAATGGGGTTAATTAAAGAAGAAGATGAAATTACCCCATCAAACAATCATGGTACAATTATTATACAAGGACCAAAACAAGATAGTATTATAATAGGTGTGGATCATTTTGATAAAAATAAAGAAAATTATTTAACAAAAGAAGATATTAATTCATCACAAATAGATAAAATAAAATCAATTGCAACGAATTGCGGTTATTACTATGAAGGGTCTGGTGGGGACGATTTAAATAACATTGAACATTTCTTTAATGATATTGGGATAAATAATGTTAATTGTAATGATTCTTATGAACCCAGCGGTGAAGAAATTGAATCTAAAGGAAATGATTATAAAAAAACTCATATGTATACATTCTTTTCCAATGGCGGTCAAGGAGAAGGACAATGGGGGAATAATCAAGATAAAATATTAAAATCTGAATTGGAAAAATTAAGTGATAACCCACCCAATAGTATAAAGGAATTAATAATGAAAGGTAGTGGCGTTACAATGTTTTGGGATGATAGTTTGGATTATAATGACGAAGAAAAGGGATGGTTTATTGATCAAATTAAGGGAACACCAAACTCTGATACCATAATGTCCTTATTAGAAGCGCCACCCACAGATGAAAATATAAGAAAATTTATCAATACTGGGTTTTTAATGATGTGGGATGATAGAGATAACTATGGATATAAAGAAGGGAATAATTTATTGGTTAATATGGCGGATACCGCAACCGAAGGAAGAAGGGAACATATTAAAAATAATTTAGAGTGTGGAATTTATTTTATTGGTGAAGGTCATATTTCGGAATGGGAGAAACAATTCGTTGATACAAAATTAATTAAGAAGTAACTTTTTATAAGTAACTTATATTTATATAAAAAGATAGTAATATTAACATATTATGAAAATTAAGAAAAACGGAAAAGTTATAAATCTAACAGAGTCAGATTTAAGACGTATTGTAAAAAAAGTAATAAAAGAACAATATGATGGAAATTCTGATTATGATACCGCATCTAACTTTGCTAAAAATATAGAGGATTGGTGGGGTGGTAGTAGTGATTGGACTAATATACGAAAAGGTAAATATAAGGGTTACCATGATTTTTTTTCCAAGTTCCAATTTGCGAATGATGCTGATAGCGCAGCTGCAAAGTCATATAGAGATAAGGCTATGGATGATTTAAATAGGGAGGTTGGGAACGATAACTTATATTATGGACAACTTAAAAACTTTATTTATGATATTGTAGATGAAATAGATGATAATTACCAAGATATAGTATCTTTGAGGTTAACAGGGGATGGTGTAAGTTCTTCCTATAGGGTTGACCCCGAAATTGACGTTTGATAAAATGAAAAAATTAATAAAAAAAATATTAATAGAGCAACGCACCGAACGCAGCCCTAGAAAATACTGGCCCAGTACATCTGGTAATAACGATCAACACTTTTTTCAAAAAGAAAAAAAAGATAAAGTTAAAGCGTTAGAAATCGCTAATGCAGTTGACGTGTGGTGGAGAAGTCAAAAGAGAATTGACTTTTTTGAACGTTTTGAAAATGATTTCATTGATGATTATGATGATGCTGCAAAAGAATATGAGAAAAATATGTCTAATACATGGTTGAGACAACTGGGGAGTGATAACCACTATTATACCGATTTTGTTAAATGGTTCGATTGTATAGAGGATGAAATTGATGATTTAGCGTTTCAGAATTATTGTTATTTAGAATCTTCTTTAAGAGACGGTAATAATAAGAAATTTTATGTGGACACTGATTGGTAGGTTATTATGAAAAAATTAATAAAAAAAATATTAGTGGAGGAGACAGTTGATACCGATACGGGTGGTGTGGATTACGATTACAAACACGCTGTGATAGTAGCTCAAGAAGTTGAGGACTGGTGGAAAGGTGACGATAGATATCCGTTTTTCAGAAGATTTAATCACTGGTATAAATTTGATGATGATAAAGGGGCTGCGGAAGACTATAAGGTAAAAGAAGCTGAAAAATATTTAGAGGAATTGGGTACAGATAATAAATATTATAAACAATTTGAGAAATGGTTTGATGATATTGTAGATGAAATAGATGACGTAAAAAATGATAAATGTTGGATTTACCTCAAAACAGGTGCACCATATTATAAATCATCTTCATTTTATGTTGACCCAGAAATAGATTATTTTTAAAATACATTATGAAAATTATTAAATTAAAAGAAAAAGACTTAAATAATATAATTAAAAAGGTATTATGGGAAAGTTCTAATCAAAACATAGAGGGACAATATGTTGACGGTGGTAACATAAAAAACTACGGAGGTCAATGGGAGATTGCTAAGGATGTTGCTGAAGAGGTTCAGGCTTGGTGGGAGAAACATGATGACAGATATGGTTTTTTCAAAGAGTTTAATCACTGGTATAAAGATGACGATAAAGGGGCTGCGAAAGCATATAGAAATTTTGTAAACAAAAAGTACTTACCAAGATTAAAGGATAATTATTGGTTATATAAGTTTGAAGAATGGTTTGATAAAATTGTAGATGAAATACCTAACTGGAAAAATAAGAAATGTTATATGACTTTAGAACCACCTTCAGTGGTAGATGTTAAGGATTCTTGGGCTGTAACATATACTGTTGACCCAGAAATAGATTGGTGGTGATAAAATTAAGAGGTAACTTTTTGTAAGTTACTTATATTTATATAAAAAGATAATAATAATAATAATAATAGGGTATTATGAAAATTAAGAAAAACGGGAAAGTTATAAATCTAACGGAGTCAGATTTAAAGAAAATAGTAAAAAGAGTAATAAAAGAACAAGATGAATCACCAGCAAACGAACTAGAGGAATATAATGTAGCAGTGGCATTTTGTGGAAGTATACAAAAATGGTGGGAAGGTAGCAGCAATTGGTTCGATAACCCTGAAGATATATATGGTAATGATACGGAGTATGTTAAATTCTTCAGACCATTTAATGATGATAGTGATAATGATGCTGCAGCGGCACAAGCGTATAAACATTTAGCGATAAATAGATTGGAGTCGGAGGTAGATATGACTAACCAAAACTATAAAAAAATTGAGAATTGGATTACGTGTATTGTTAGGGAGATAGGTGAATGGCGGCAGCATAATTGTTCCGTAAACATCTATGGTCCAAATGGTAAAAGCGAATATTTTACGGTTGACCCCGAAATTGACGTTTGATAAAATGAAAAGATTAATAAAAAAATAAAATAGATTATGAAAATTAAGAAAAACGGAAAAGTTATAAATCTAACAGAGTCAGATTTAAGACGTATTGTAAAAAAAGTGATAAAAGAACAAGATGAAGCTCCAGTTGCCGATGCTACCACAGGTGGGAAGACACAATGGGAGTTTCCGTTTAAACCTGGCGGAGCATCACATGTTAAATTACCGGGTACTGTATTAATACATAAGACACAACTTGAAGACCCAAAAACTAAAAAACTTAAATTACCCTTTTATTCAGTATATGTAAAAAATAAAGAAGGTCGAGTTAGTGCTGGGAAGGTATTCTCTAATGGTAAATGGCAAAGGGCTATTCAATCCAGAGACTTCTTAAGGTTAGTGGGTGCTTGTCAGGATGAACATTGTAGTAAGAAGGATTCAACTGTTTTTGCAACCATAAAAAAGGGTTTTCAAGATTCTATTGGGATCGTTCCATTTAATTAATATTAAGACTATTTAAAAATTAAAAAGGTGGGAATCCCACCTTTTTAATTTACCGTACCCAATTTTTAAACTATTATTTACAACTTTTTCCAACTTACACGCTCACCTTCATAACCAGACTCACCACCAAATATTTTATTTAAATCACCATCTGTGTATGAGTTTTCTTGTAGATTATCGTTGATTGTGATTCCTCTAACTTTACCAGCCCAACTATAATAAATTTGTACGTTATCGTATCTTTCTGAATTAGGATATAGAATAGTTATTTTATATTTTGAACCAAACTTGTGATTAGAATTGTCATAATATTCCTTATCAATACGAAGTATGGTTAAATCTTTGGATCGAACATTTAAGTACTTCTTAATAAATTGTTTGAAGTATTCTTTGTCCTCACTTAGTTCGTATTTATCATCACTTAACCCATAAAAGGTTATATCATCTTCTTGAGCCAAATCTAATAAAGGTGTTACATCACCTGTTTCGATATATTTCACTAGTTCATTGGTAAATGATGTTTCAAAATTCTTTTTGATTTCACTTCTTTGGGTTAGTGAGTTTTTTCTTGTTTTTGTAGTATCTACTCTCACTTCCGCTGATACCACATTTGTCAATCCTATTAGGATTCCGATTGTTAAAATTATTTTTTTCATAGTTGTTTATTTTTTAGTTGTTACAAATATAAGCCAAACTTTTCGATATCGCGCTATGTTTTGTAATAAATTTTGTTTTTTTTCTATATTTTTATTAAAAAACCCCATTATTAGGGGACTTTTAGAAAGAAATTTCCATCTTATTATAAATATAAACCAAATTCCCACAATCATATATACGATATATTCCCCTATCATACATAATTTCTCTTTCAGTTTTTTTAATGTCAAATCCAGACTCAACCAATAAATTCTTACGATATTTAAATCTATGTTCCCTTTCATTGTTAACAACATAAAAATAGTTTGGCGTTGAGTTGTGTGTTTTATTAAACCCTAATTGACTATATAAGTTACCTTGTGACCACCTTCTATCAGCGTAACTTATTAATTGTTTTGGGTTATAGTTTTTAATAAAGTGTTTAAATAGTTTACTAGCCCCACCGATAACGGAATGATTAATTTTATTACAGAACCTTAATAACTCCCATTCATTTTTAACACCATTCATAACAACCCTACCTTTACCAAATGTCATAATCGATACCAACTCATCGTTATAATACAACCCTATATTAACTTTACTACCTATTGTACCTTGAATATGGTTATCATTTAAGAATTTTGTTTTATCTTTAGTATTAACTTCTTTTATTATACATTTTCTACCATATACTTTATTATCAGTTAATTTAAATAAGTTTTTTAACCTACTTTTAACAATATCCTTATTATTAACCCATTCGTCTTCAAAGATATGTATTAGGTGTATCCCTTTGGACTCACACACATCAGTTTTATTTAAATGGTAATCCTTATCAACATATTTCTCACAATGCCAATACAAACCATTAAATTCTATACCGATATTAAAATCAGGTAATAGTATGTCAATCTCCTTACCATTAAGAATATCTCTATCACCCTGAATAAGGTTTAACCCCAAAGATAATAAAAAATCTGTTAGTTCTTTTTCTTTTATAGATTTTAACTCACTTACAGGGTTACATAACGTACAAGGGTTTATATCATTTTTAAATCTATAGAACAATAGACTCCTATCTATATCATATTCACCATTACAGTTATTACATTTAAGTTTAACATAATCACCAGAATCGTCAATAACATTTAACCCCTTATATTTTTCATTAAAATTAATTAGTTTTGAACTTTGGTTCTTTTTACGGGAGTTATTTAATAATAGTGTGTTGGTTACACCATATTTGTTGAGGTTAGTGTTTTTCCTTTTTTCTACTACACTATCTAATTGGTTTGGGTTGGATACCCCTAACTTCTCTTTAGTTTTGGTTTGTATGTATTCACTATCTTTAAATATATTTGTAACACCATACCTTTCTAAGTTTGTTTGTTCTATTTTTTTCTTTATACCCTTATCCCTTATTGGTGAACCACCATATTTTCTGTTAAATGTTTCTTTAACGTTGTTTTTATGATCTTCGTGTTGGTTTGTACATTTTATGGAACAATAACTACCATACCCCTCTCTTAAACTTTTCTTAAACTTTAATTTTTTATCACAATTTTTACATATGGGGGTATCACTTAATTTATTTATGAAGATATATATTTTTTCTTTAAACGGAATAACCCCATTTAAGTTTATACTATCACAATAAAGGTTAATTGAATTATATATTTCATTATAATTATTTTCAATATAAGATTCTCTGGTTTTTAATCCAGATTTATTATTTTCTAAAAAAAACTTTTTATAATCCACTTTTTTTGGTTTTTAGATATTTATTAATAAAGGTAATGAAAAAACTTAACAAATACAATAATAACTATAAAAAAAATTAAAAAATGGCGGATTTATTAATGCGAATGCCTGTTCCTTATGAACCATTAAGACAGAATAGGTTTATTTTAAGGTTTCCCGATGAACTGGGAATACAAGAATGGTGGGTATCAACAACAAGTCGACCAAAATATACTAGTAGTGAGGTAGAAATACCTTTCTTAAATACATCTACGTTTGTGATAGGTAGATTTCAGTGGGAAACTATAGGGGTGACATTTAGAGATCCAATTGGTCCTTCAGCTACACAAGCTTTAATGGAATGGGTTAGATTACATTCAGAATCAGTAACAGGACGACAAGGTTATGCGGCTGGTTACAAAAAAGACGTTGAATTGGAAATGTTAGATCCAACCGGTGTTGTTGTTCAGAAATGGATACTACAAGGAACTCAATTAAATGACGCTGATTTCGGTACATTAGACTATAATTCAGATTCTTTAGCTGAGATTAGTTGTACGCTCCGGTTTGATAGGGCCATCAACGTGTTTTGAGATCCCTTTATCGAATGTTTACTTTATCCCTTTTATGTATATATTATATGTAAAAGGGATTTTTTATGCAAAACAAATGTGAAATATGTGATAAAGACTTTGATTCATTATGGGGATTATCATCTCATAATGTCAAAAAACATGGTATCAAACCACAAGAAACCTTTATTAAACATAATTTAGAAGGTATATCACCAAAATGTGAATGTGGTTGTGGTGAAACTCCATCATTTTTAAGTATTAAAAAGGGCTTTAGAGATTTTATTCGTGGTCACTCTTCTAGAATTAACAATAATTGGGGTCATAATCCTGACGCACAGAAAAAGTCTAAAGATACCCAAAGAAGATTGTACGGATCTGGTGAGTTAGTTATATGGAATAAGGGGTTAACCAAATACGATGACAAAAGATTGGACTATGGTGAGAAAATATCTAATAATTTAGAAAGGAATAAAAAAATATCTGAATACAGAAAAGGAAGAAAAAGACCCCAACATGTTTTAGATAGTCTCGATAAGGGTATGAGGGAATATTGGAGTAAAGAGGAGAACAGGGAAAAACAACGTAAAAAAAGGGTTAAATATTTAAAGGATTATCAATATAATAATAAAACAATATTAGAATCACGTTTTGGTGATTTATTGGAGTCGATTGGGGTGGATTTTATATTCCAATATACTATTTGTGGGTTTAATTTTGACTATTATTTACCTAAATATGATTTAGTGATAGAAGTAGATGGTGATTTTTACCATTGTAACCCTATTAAGTACCCAAACGGACCAATTTATGAGACACAAAAAACAACAATTAAAAATGACGATAAAAAAAATAAAATTTGTGAGGGTAGTGATGGGTTAAAGTTACTTCGTTTTTGGGAGACTGATATCAACGATAAACCCGAATGGGTTATAGGTGAACTCAAAAGACATTTATCTTAATATTTATTAATCCTCTTTATAATATAAACTTATAAAGAGGATTTTTTGT